GACGTGAACTGCTGGCTCTGGGCGGACGAGTTCGCCAAGGACATCGGCCTCACGGGCAAGCAGGTCGGTGGCCTCCTGACCACCCTCGAGACCGCTGGCCTCATCGGGATGGACAAGGTCGCCAAGAAGCGCGGTCAGGCCGACGAGTCGTCGGTGTGGTTCACCGAGGCGGGCTTCGCGGCCTGGCAGGCGGTTCACCAGACCCCGACCGACGCGGCGGCGGCTCCGGCCCCCAAGGCCAAGAAGGCCAAGAAGGCCAAGGCCACCGAGGCGGTCGCCGCCAAGAAGCGCGGCCCGGCTCCCGAGTACAAGGACGAGCAGGTCATCACCGTCCTGGTGGCGAACCCGAAGCGCGAAGGCTCGATGGCCCATGGCCGGTTCGCCCTCTACACGAGCGGTATGACGGTCGCCGCCGCGCTCGCCGCTGGGGTCCGCCGCGACGACTTCCGGTGGGATACCTACCACGGCTACATCACGATCGAGTAGTCGCGGGTTTACTTCCGCACCAAAATCGGCTAGGCTCCTGGGGTTCAACCTCAGGAGCCTTTTGCTATGCCCTCCCCAAAATTCCTCTACCATAAACGTTCTGCCCTCGCCCGTGTCGCTAACGCTCGCCTGCGCCGCGCCGGGCTTGCCTACGTCGGTGAGGTCTCTCCGACGGCTAGCGGTATCATCCTCGTAGCCCGCGATCCCCTGTGGCCTCTGGCGGCTGTACGCGACGCCGTACGTATGCCTGGCTGCGAGCTTAACGCCGACCTCGGTATCATTCACTGGTTGGCTTAAGGCTCGAAGTCCTTCAGCCGGGCTAGCCGCGCCTCCATCTCTTCTGGCGTCGGCTTGCCCGTACCGTACATTATCGCTAGGTTCAGGTTCTTAGCGACCGGCCCGCCGAACACCCGGCTGGCGTAGGCTACCAGCTTCCCCATCGTTACCGGCTCGAGAGCTATGCTATGCTCCATACCGTCACGATCAGCCCGCAGCCAGATCTGGAACCCGTCGAACGAGGCGTATACCCCATCCTCTAGGTATTCCTGATGTGTCTCACCTTCTATACGGTCTACCATCGTTTCCATGCTCCTTGAAATGAACCCACCCGGCCCGTGCCTTCTGGCAATCAGGGTCTTCGCCTATTTCGATGAACTCAGCCTCCGTAGGCTTGCGCTGCCAGTTCGGTAGCGATAGGTCGATGATCGCCCACTCACCGCAGTAGAAGCAGAGCGTCGCATCGCCGTCAACCGGCGCTACCGTTTCATTCTGATTAGCGTTGCTGGTCCGCGTGACGAGCCGGTTGCACCACGGGCAATGAGAATCAGGTTGTGGATGAATCGTCATGCTGCCATCGCCTCTGCCCAGCTCTTCTTCGCCTCGCCCCAAGTCGGCCCGACCTCAAAGTCAACGATGGTGGGGACGACCAGCGGGGTTGTTTCGATCATGATGGTTTGCGCCCGTAGCGCCACCCGTTCTTCAGCGGTGCTGATGCCGACCTCGTCGTGCATCTGGATCATTGGTACGATACCTTCGCGCCACATAGCCAGCATCGCCCGCTTGGTCTGCCGGGCCGCTGACCCTTGGATCAGGTTGTTCAGGCTCTTGCGGGTATCCGCCCGGCGCAGCCTGGTCTTGGACCAGGGATGCTCAGGGTCCGCCTGCCGCGCCTCAGCTTCCTCGCGAGAGCAAGGCGTCAGCTTCTTACCGCGCATCTCGGCGTCTTTGCGCACATCCCAGTCGATCCAGCCGCCTTCCCACTGGGGATAGTGCATCCGCGCACCGTCTATCAGCCGGATATAACCGCGCGAGCCAGCCGCCACCTTGCACTTGTCCTCTAGGGACTTGATGAACGGTAGCCGCCGATGATAGTCAACCAGAATCGCCTCAGCCTCCTGTAAGGAGACGCCTAGCTCCTCAGCGAGAGAACGCTTGCCCTTGCCGTACGTCATCGCTAGGTTCAGGATCTTAGCGACCGGGCGAGGACGCTCAGTCATCTCTGCGACCATAGCGTGGTAGTCAGTGCGCGGGTTGTCTATGTACCGCGCCACCGCCGTTTGAGCGCCGATCGCGTTTACCTTCGCGGCGAAATGTACGGTTAGCCGGGGTTCCTGCTGAGAGTAGTCCAATGCGCACCAGCGCTCACCCTCCTCAGGCTCGAAGCAGCTGCGAATCTTAATGCCGATCCCTATCTTCGGGTCCTTATCCGGGGAGGGCATCTGCTGGAGCGGCGGCTCGCTATAGCTGAACCTGTGCGAACGGGTTCCCCCGGTCGTGTCCCGGTATTGGTGGATCTCGGCGTGAATGCGCCCTTTCACCGAATAGCCAAGGAGATAGTTCTCTAGGAATTTGCTGGCCGACTCATCGTACATATCAGCCATTGCGCAGGCCCGAGGCAACGGGTGCGGATGCTTCTCCATCCACTCCTTCTGGAAAGAGCCTTGCTTGGCCTTAGCCGTACGCGGGAACGCGATGTGCTCGCGCTCGTGCCATATCTCCATCTGCCGAGGCGAGCGAATCTCTTCCATCGTTGCCGCCCGGCCTAGCTCCAAGAGCTCGCCGATCTGCACGAGCATCTCGTCGCGCGCCGCCCGGAATTCGGTCATGAACTCACGGACCCGGCGCTCGTTAATTCGTATGCCGCGCTTCCGCATGGCGACGATCATAGGTACGAGACCCATCTCGGTCTCATAGGCCCCGGTCAGCTCTTGCGTACGAAGCGGTAGCTCAGTCTGTCCCCAGAGTTGGTACGTCTGCACCGCGTCGGTCTCACCGTACGGCCCAGCGAGGTCAGCAGGGAGCTGCCAGATATTCGCTCGGGCTTCGCTACGCTTACCACCCGCCCACTCTACGGCGTCCTCTAGGAGCCGCATATCCTTACCCGGTAGACCGATGCGCTTACAGCAGTCATCGAGCCGGTAGGAGAATTCGTTTTCTTCGACTAGCACGCAGGCGGCTAGCGAGTCGTCGATCGCCGCCGACGAGAGGTCGGCCCCGCCTTCCTTCAGCCAGCCGTAGTCATAGGATGCACTGTGGAAGAGTAGCCGGGTGCCGCTCTTGGCTAGGTCCGTGACCCAGCGCATAACGGTATTATGGTCGAAGCAATCGCTATCGGGGTGGATTATAGGTGCGTAGCCGCTGGACCCTTCGGTAGCCCAGCTCACGCCGCAGATATACCCGCCGCCCCGGAAAGAGCCATAGCCATAGGCCCACCCGGCCCCAAGACCCTTTATCAAGCCGATGTCCTTGGTCTCGCAGTCCAGAGCTACGACTGGCCGCCCGCGCAGGTCCGGGAGTTCCCGCGTGCGTACCCAATCGCTCTCTGGTCTGAAGAGACCCAATTGACCAGCCTGTTGCCGAGTCCTTGATGCCACGAACTATTTCACCAACTTCGGCTTATTCTTTGATGCAGTTACTGCGGCCCGAAGCTGGGTGGACCACTTGCCCGGACTCAGAGGGTGGAATACAATCATGTGTTGCTCAACACAGGCCATACGAAACTTCTCGTAATTTATAGCGTCTCTAGCCCGTATGTGAACATCTCCATATCCTTGAAGATTTATTGCCCACCATACCTGCCCCTCACGATAATGTATCTCTACATTTTTAATGTGGGGGATTACATCAGGTTCTTGCATTCTCTCCTCCTACGTAGGGTTTAGAGCTTTTGCGATATCGGCTTCAAGCTCGACGGCTAGCGCGTCGGCCGAAGCGTGCTGGCCACCGTCCTCGGGCGACCCCTGGGACGACCTAGGGAGGCGCTGTGAGAGCTTGGAGGGGTCGGCCGACCTACCGGCCTCGGCCCCTGCCGCCGGAGCGCCTGCGAGGTCCTGCTGCATCGTCTTTTGACCTTCCGTAACGGCCTTGGCGCGGAGCTGCTTGGCCATGATGGCTTGGACCTGCGCCTTGGCATCTTCCCGAGGCATATTCCACGCCACGGCGAGCGCCGAGTACACATCGCGGCCATCGTACGGCGTGACCGGGTTGCGCAGCCGGTCGGCGACGAGCGTAGCATACCCGGCAATGTCGTCCCAGTGATCCGTCTCAGCCGGGTCACCGGCTACGATACGGGCCATCTTGTGGGCGATCATGTAAAGGCTATGGCGCTGCTGGTCGCCTAGGGTCGGCCAGTTGCGCTCTTGCTGCAACGTCCGCATGATTTCCCACGTCGCCCGGCTGTTCTCCGCGAACTCGCCGTGCTTGCTGGGTCGCTCTTTCAGTATCTTTCCTACTTCAGTCACCAATCTTTCCTTTCTCTTGTTCTAGAACTCGTCTGTGGCGGTCGTCGATCTGGTCTATAAACCGACACACACTACTGAAATCCTCAACGTCGTGTAGCTTTTCTTGCGTCAGCTGAAGCGCCGCCGCCCTGGTACGACGAATGATAGGTATCGCGAGCATATTACCCAACTCACGCTCAGTCATACCAAATATAGTCATCTCG